TTACATCATTCCTAAGAGTATTATATCTACTGGCTAAAATTGTTGTTGGCATTCATCATCTCTTTTTGCTATCTAGTATTTATTTAAAAATATTTTAAAAACAAAATGATTGGTTATGCTAACGTTTGAGAATTAAAATATGACGGTGCAGGAACAGTAACTTCTCCATCCGCGCGGTAGTGCTGTATTACACTTTCGAGTCTGCCATCAACATTATTGTCAATATTATTATCAAATACCACATCATTAAATTCGATTCTAAAGATAATGCGTGTATCAATGTCTGACCTTGCTTTAATAGTGTAGATGTTGCCTGCATATACAGCACTATAAGTGCCACTGCCGATTTTTTGATATATATTTTGAAATGCGCTTGTTAAATCGTAATTGCCAATTGATGATCCGCCGCCTGATGTTGAAACTGTAGTTTCTGAACCAAATTTAATAGTTCCTACTTGCGAACATAATTGACTCCAGTCAAGACCTTTTGGTGTTGATGCTCCGCTATTGTTTGCACTAATTCTGATCTCACCACCTGTGTTAAAAAAGAATCTTTTAGATTCAGCAGAACTAAAGGTTACTGCTACTTCATGATAAATTAATCCATTCCAAGAACTAGTTCTTGCACTAGATATAGCAGGTTCTAATGCAGATTGTGTTGGATGAATAAGTTGTTTATCCGCTTGCACTTGTGACATTAGATTTTCAAAATCTACTATTCCCTTTTTAAATCCTTCTGGATCTGTCGAAGTTACGCCACTGTCATTAATAAACGAACTTGTTTGTTCTGCAATAATGTTAAGATTTTGCACAACTTCTGCTATACCGATATCGCCAACGCCTACCTGGTGTATTCTTGCTTTAAGAATATCAGCATAAATTGCATTCACATCGGCAGCTTCAACTACATCGCCGGTATTGTTAACTGGTGAACTTGTAACTATCTGTCCATAACCGTTTTGTCCAGAGCCTGTTCCAAGTATTAGTGCAATACTAGATTGTAAGTTATTAATTCGTGCTGCTGTAATATCTGCCATGATGGTTCCTTAAACCTTTAGTACACATTCGACTAATTTTTCACCCTCATCGCCATTGCCCTCTAGTGCAATTCCTACTAAACTGCCGCCGTTAATTGCTGTGCTTGCACATCCGTTGTCGTCTACGTAAACTGCTTGACCTTTTTTAACTGCACCAATTACACGAACTGGTAAGCGCCCTTTAAGTCCAATGTATTGACCTTCTGCTTCACTGTTCATCATTACAGCTGGATCTGTTGAAACAACTCCAATTGCAATTGTTCCTACACTTGCAGCTTCGACTTCATGATCTTCATGGCTGCATACTGCTACAACTGTACCAGGTGCTAGTTCTTCAGCTGTTGAATATTTTTCTGCTAAATCAGCATAACGTGCTTGTGTTGCAGTACCTTGGAATAAGTTTGCAGCAATGTTGCCTGTTGCATCACGTACTGCTACTGTATTATTAGTTGCACTAGCACTTGCACTACGGAAATCACTTCCTACTCTTAGTGTAGCTGCTTTAGTTGCTTCGCCTGTAAAGTTTGTTGCATACACATTTGAAAATCCAAAACTTGCACTTCCTAATGTAAATGTGTTATCAACTGGCGGAACTATTCCAGTTGATTGTACTGTTGCAACATGCGTTAATACACCTGCGCCGCTAGTAACCTTTAACTGAATTGTTCCGTTATTAGTAATATTTTGAATAACTCCGTCAAAACCGTTGGAGTCGATTTTAAATTGGAAATCTTGCGAGTCGCCAACTAAAATACCATCATCTGGTGCTTCAACTGCACTTGCAAATACTGTGTTACCTACTCCGGTTTGTACAAAGTTTGCCGCTGCTATTCCACCAAGTTTTTCAGCATTAGTTGCAGTTCCGTGGAATCTATCAGCTGTGCTAGTAACTCCGGCGGTTGCTAGTTTAGTATTTCGCAATGTAATACCAACATTGATCCTGTCGAAGCCTTGAGCAATTAATGCTGTTTCATTAGCATTTAGGTCAAATTCAGTAGGACTTACAATATATAATGTTTCATCTTCAATAACAGCAGCAATTAATCCTCGTGTAGCACTTGTAGTATCAAGAACTTCAAGGCTTTGCATTTGGGTTACACCTTCGCCTGCGTTCTGTGGTCCTATAAGTACAAAACTTGTACCGTTGTATACATATAATTGATCATTGCCACTGTCCCACCAAAAGTCGCCATTAGCTAATCCTGTTGGTTCAGTTGCACCAATTTCGGCGCCACCTGTTGTGCGCCACTGTGTGCCGTCATAAAATTTTAATTTACTTGTACCACTATCAAACCAGACTTGACCGCTAATTGGTCTAGCTGGTTGATTTGCTCCGCTAAAGTTTTCTAGTAAAAACAAAAAGTTTTCGTTTTGTATTTCGCCGTACCCTGCGTAGTTTTTGCCGATGAATTTAAGATCAGTTGTTTGATCAACTGTTCCATCTTCCACTGTGGTTAGCAGTGTATTGTTATATCTATCTATTGAATAAGCCATGTTCTTATGTAACCCCTAATGCTATTATATTATTTATCGTTTTTATGGATACGCTGTAGTTCCTACGAAATCCCAACTTGTTCCGTTTGATTGGTATGTCATTAATGTTCTTGCTGGTGTAAGAATAACAATGCCGCTTGCGCCTTCAGGAGCAAATGCAACGTCTTGTACCACTGTTTCATTCTGTGTTCCGTTAGAGTCAACTGATATGTAACTTACATTTTTTGCACCTTCTACATTTACACCCTCAACTGTTGCTCCAGCATAAGATGTTGTATGTATACGTGCAATTTTATTAGTGTTTAGTGTTGCCGCAGGATACAAATCATTTAAATAAGCTGCAACTGCTGCTTGTAATGCTGGTCCTATGCCTAATCCTGTAACGTCCATACTAAACACAACAGGATCTGTTGCAATTTCTTGGTCTACATATTCTTTAGTTGTAACTGTGTTATTTGCTGATTCTGTTATAGATAATAGTGCAGCTTGTCTTGCACTAACTGCTTTAGCTACACCTGTAATTTTTTGATTATCAGTAACATTAATATCGTTGCCGGCTGTTATAGCAATACCATTAATAGATGTGATTGCCATGTCGTTAGTAGAGGTAATTGTTTTACCATCAATATTAACTTCATCAACTTGCAATGATAAAAGTGTGCCAATTTGATTTAATTGTAGTGCGGTAGTAACATTAACAAGTGCATTATTTGTTAATTTATCTACTCCGCCTATTTTATATGTGGCGGAAGTATTTTCAAGATCAAAATTTACATTTGTTGTAAACGCATTTGTTGCAACTTTCCAAAGTATATCTTTACTACCATTGCTGCTGTTTACTTGTATGCCTGATGAATCTGCTTGAGCATCAGTAAGTTCTGTACTATCATTTAATACACCAATTTCAATAATCTTATCTTCTACTCTTAATGTTTGTACATCCAGTGCAACTCTGTCGCCTTCGACAATTAAGTCACCTGTAACTCTTAAATCACCTTCAACATCTAATGTATATTCTGGTAATCTGTTAGTAGTAAATATGCCAACTCGTGCTGTACTTGCATCTACATAAATTGCATCAACTGAAATAGCACCAAATGTACTTGACTTGACTCGTAAACTTAAATCGTGATCAGTAAGTTGGTTTTCGATATAAAATCTAGGACCAACAACTTTTTGTACATTATTCTGCGATAGGCCAATTGTTAATCCACCTGAGTTTTGAATAGTTAGTGTACCTGTTGTAATGCCGCTTGCAGTAGATGGAAGAAAACTGTCAGCAGCTCTAACTACGCCGCCGGCTGTAACAAGAGCGTTTGCTGAATCTGCAATACCTCTAAATTTAAAGTTAGCAGTATCGATTATATTCATGCCTACGCGGATAATTCCGTTAGGATTTGATGGTGTTACTAATCCTAAAATACGCTGTGCATAAATTGGTGTAAATTCAATGTTACTAATTACTGCTGAAAGTGTACCGCCTACATACAAGTATGCAACTGTACGTGATCTACTTTGTTGATCAAGTATGCTGCCGATTTCAAATCCGCTTTTGCCCTGTGACTGTTTATACTGCGGTCCCATTAACATCAAGTCAGTACCGTCAAATGCATATACTTGGTTATTTAGGTTATCAATCCATAAATCACCAGCAACCATTTGTGGTCTAGTGTTTTGTACGATCGGGCCACCGCTTGCTTTCCACACTGCTCCGTCATAGACTTTTAAACGCTGTTCTGTGCTATCCCACCATAATTGTCCTGTTAAAGGATTACTCGGTGCAGCAGTATTACTAAAGTTTTCTAGTAAACGAATAAAGTTTTCGTTAAAATATTCTCCGTATCCTGTATAGTTTCTACCAACTAATGTAAGATTAGTACTAGCTGTATCAATCTGTCCGTCAATTAAGTCTAGTAGCAGAGTGCCGTCTGTTTTGTTTAGTTGATAACTCATCTATTATTGCCCCGTATAAATTATGTAATTGACTGCTAAGTAAGGATTCATAACATCTAATGGTGTTCCTAGCGCAGATTCAGTTTTAATGCCGCCGCTTGAAGCAATACCTTGTGTTCCGCCTAGTCCTGGCTCAATCGGTAATGTAATTGCATTATCGTCAACTGGTTCGCCGGCGCCAACTCTAACACCATAAAATTGTGTACCGCTTTCACCTTCTAAATCATGTTCGTGTTCTGGTAGATTGGCAGTTCCTATTGTTGTTGCTTCTGCTCCGGCGTTTCCGCCAATTGCATCAGCTGCAATATCTGAAACACGGTTAGCACTCGGGCCGCCCATATTATCAAGACCTAGTGCAAATCTACCTCTAAAATCTGGTAGTGTAAATTTATTTACACCGTTGTCAGATACTAATGAAGGATCTTTAAAGTTATGCTGTATTGCAATCCAAAGTTCATTATAGTCAGACTTATTAACTTCTTGGCCGTCACACAGTAACCATCCTTCTGGTGCTTCTTCGCCGCCAAATGGCATCATTGCGCCTGCTGGAACTAACGGAATTGTTTTTAAGAAATTACGTTTTGTAATTCTGTATACACCAGTTGTGCCTGTTGTTTTATTTAATAGTAGTTCGTCAGCATTACTTGCATCGTAAGTAACATCTTTGTTACTAATAAAACTATTTGCAATGTTTACTGTAAACGTTTTTGTGCTGCCGCCTGTTTGACCATCAAATTCAAAGCTGTTCGGTTCAACATCTCCGCTAAGTGCAAAAGTTGTTGCGCTTGCTAATCTATCTGCTGAGCCGGCTCTACCACTAACTGTGCCACTTACATTACCTTGTAAATTACCAAAGAAAGTTGTTGCATAAACTTGATCATATTTGTTAATCGATGTGCCAATATTTCTTACACTATTGCTATCAGGAGCAATATTACCCGTTTGTAAAATGCCGCCAACATCAACATCGCCGCCGATATATGCATTTAATGCAACACCAATGCCACCTGTTGTTGTAATACTGCCTGTGCCAGTTGACGTTGAGTTTTCAGTACTTGTAACTTTTAATACACCCGTTTCTGCTTCGCCTGCTTTAGGTGAAATTTTAATGTTACCTTTTACATCTACACTTTCTTCAGGCGCACTATTGTTAAATCCAACATTTCCGTCACTGTTAATACTTATTATAGTTGGAGTTAAATTTCCGTTACGCATTCTAACATCAATACTTGATCCACTAGTATTGTGTTGTATTATACCAGTTTCGCCGTCAATACCTAAACTTAACTGACCGCCTGTTCCGATTTTAATACCGTCGTTGCTTTTAACACTTAGTTGAAAATTAGTACTACTTGCTGCATTTCCTCTTAGGAAGTTACTTGCAGGAATTGCAGTATTACCAACTACTAGTGCTTCGGCTTTTTCAGCTGTACCATAATATTTTAATGCCTGCACTCCAACAATTGCTTCATCTGCAATATTCATACCTGGATTAATACCAGTTCTAAATCCTTTTATAGAAACTTTTGGAATAAAACTCTGGCTGCTAATAATAATTACTGGTTGATCTTCAACTTTAATTGCTAGTACATTGTAAGTTACATCATCAGTGCCTACAATTGCCTGTGCTTGAGCGCCTGTTAATAGCCCGTCACTAAAGTCTGGACCTACAAGCACCCACGCACTGCCAGTAAACAAATAAAGTTGTTGACTTTCTGTATTAACCCACAAATCACCTGCACTTGAATTCGCTACTGCTGGTGCTGCGCTGGCTTTTTTAAGTCCGCCACTAGCAACCCAATTAGTTCCGTCATATACTTTAAGTTGATCTACACCTTCAGTGTTATCATACCACAACTGTCCTTCTACAGGACGTTCTGGTGCTGTTGTATTTGCAAAATTTTCTAATAAATGTAAAAAGTTTTCATTTACTGCTTGACCGTAAGCAGTTGTTCCCCTGCCTGGAAAGTTTAAACTTGTTTCATTATTAAGTGTATTATCAACAACTGTTATTGTACCTTTATTAACAGTGTCAGTGTAGCTTATTGTATATGGCATTATCTACTCCTTACCCTGCTAAACTCTGTACACGCACTGTATAGTCAATTTGAATTAGTCTATTAAGTGATTTTTGTACTGGATGGAAAATAACATGAGTAATTAATCTACCTGTGCCACTATTACTATAACTTCTTAAACCAAGCTCATCAAACACATAAGGGCTGTCTGTCGCACTTGCAGTATCAAATGCATCTTGGCCATTTGGCTCACCGTAATCTAATAAACAACTTACTACAATATCAGTATAGTTTGTTCCGCTAACATGGCGTGTTTCTAATTTGTTACGTGCAGGATCAGTATTGTTTACACTTCTGTCGTCAACAACCTTAGTATAGGTTTGGTTGTATAGACTAGCATTAGTACCTGTGCTATTTGGCGTTAGATACGTAATAATACCTGTTGGATCAACGCTTGTTCCGCCGTTGCCAAAACTCATTTCGTATATAAATCCTTCGCCGGCATTAGCTAGACTTTCGGCAAGTGCAAGACTCATATTTTCATAATGAATTGCATTGCGCTTGTCAATGTATACTTTTTGTGATTCGGGGTCAAATATCTTAATATGCCCTTGCACCAGCACTCCGTTTGTATCTTGCATGTTATCGCTCATTTAATTTTTTCCTATACTGTATTTATTCAGGTAGCCCAGATGTTCCTGCACGTAAGAATCTTGCAATGCTATTTTCTGTGTCGCCTAGTGCTGTACCTTCAGTTGTCCAACTTTGACCAACTTTTTTCACTATTGTTATTCTTGTGTCCTCTACAGGAGTATTAATTA